CTAAATGACTAATTTTTTCCAGTCAAGCCCGCGATCATCCCTGTACTGTTCACTCATTGCATCTGTGCTGTGACCTAAAAGTGTTTTAACATCGACTCCCTGTTCTTTATAAAGGCGTGAAGAAAGTGAGCGTTGTTCATGGAAGGAGGGTGGAGTGGTACCTTTTGGCCAGTTGATTTTGGCCTCGTTCCTTGCCTCCATAAACATACGCGTAATAGTTCCCTCAGTAACAGGATCTCCGGCATCGATGGTTGAGTGCTTTCTGACGTGGTGAAGCAGGTAAGGGCTGATGACACGATCCCTGCATCGCGCGATTACTTCAGAAAGAGATAAGCCTATCGCTTCGCAGCGTAGTGTTAATGGTAAAGCAATTTTTGCACCGGTCTTATTTTGTATTATGTGTAGGTACCCATCCCAAACATCAGAAAATTTAAGATCGACTAGATCACCGCGACGCTGGCCAGTTAATAAGGCAAGTAGCATAGAGTTTTGTAAGCAAGGGGCATATTTTTCAGCCGACTTATATATTAAGTTCCATTGCTCCAGCGTCATTCGGCTACGCTGAACTTTAGCAATTGGGTTTTTAACGGCGAGGGCAGGGTTATAACCTGGCGGCACCTCCCCCGCATGTTGAGCTTCCTTAAATATGTCTATTAAAACCGCTCTCATTAATTGCCCCATGCGAGCTTTTCCGCTCGATTTATATTCATCAATGATCGTTGCTATGATTTTTGTGTCAACGTCGACCAGGCGTAAATGTGATGCTCTCTTTTCAAAGATTAATGCGCATGATTTTCGACTTTTTAGGGTGCTGCTAGATAGTTCTTTATTGTCGACTCGTTCCTGTTGGATTTCGTTATATCGTTTGATCCAGCTATTAACTCTAATTCCCGGTTCTTTCTTTGTGTTTGCTTTTATTGCCATATCAATAAGCGCGTAGGACTGCTGCGTTTCTTGTTCAGCTATAATCCTGTTCATTTCCATTGCTGCGGCCTTCGCGGCGTCAGCATCCAGCCCGAACCCGACGAAAACGCCAGTGACTGGATGTCTGTACTGCCAGTAGATTTTTGAGGTTCTTTTATCTAACTTGCAGTACAGGTTAGGTATATCAATATTGTGTTTTCTGGGACGGGCAGCCATTGAGAGCTTTCTCCACTAACTGGCGGGCCTGATCTGAAATACCTGAAGTTATCTCAACCCTGCCTACCAAACCTATAAACCGAGCATCTTCGTCCACAACCCACCGGCGGCCCTGCTTTATTGCTGGTGGGTAGGTTTGCCTGGTCTTAGCGATCTTATGCAGTGCCGCGCGACTGATCGGCTCTTTAAAACCGTTAGGGCCAGATGCCCATTCATTGATAGCAACAAGCTGTCCCATTGTTACCTCTTCACTTTACCGGCTGCACCCGGTCACTCTTTAAAAATACAGGTCCCGCAACCATTGCGGGCCCAGTCAAAACAAATACCACAGTGATCTACTTTTTTGCTTCCTGTGCCTCCTGCTGCGGTGCTGCTGGCAGAGGCATCCAGTGGGTTACAGGTGGCTCAAAATCAAGGTCACACCACGATGCGCCATCCCAGAATGAGACCCCATGGTGGAACCAGTCGCCCGTAACAAGCACGCTAATCATGGTATCCGGCATCCGCTCGCTGACCGGTATCCAGTCATCCGGGATTACCGGAGGGTTGCCGGTTTTTCGGTAAGCCGCGTAGATGGCATCACAAATAGCCTTGCACTCGACCAACACATCAGGCTCACAGTGCGTCCCGTGCAACCCACCGAAGGTTTCTTCCAGCGTGCGGCGGATGTGGCCAATACCCTCCATTGCGGCGCGGAAGTTTTGCAGTGCATGCTCTGCCTGTACTGCTGGCGCTGCTGCCACGCAATCATTCCAACCGCGCTGGTACGCCCGCACTTCGAAATCGTTGCCGTCGTAATTGTAATGCGCGCGGAGCAAATCGATTTTTCCAGG